TGTTTTAATACCCGTAATAATGTATCATATGGGCGTACACGCAGTATCATCAGCATAATATCACTTTAAGGAGGTGAATTAATATGGGAAATAAAGTAATTACAAAAGCACAACCGACACAGAATCAAGTTCATGTAGACGCAGTTCTTACTAATCTTTCTGTTGCTTACATACAGGATACTAATCAATTTATTGCTGACAAAGTATTTCCCCAAGTACCTGTTAGCAAACAGTCAGATGTATACTATGTATATGATAAGCAAGCATGGTTCAAAGATGATGCTCAACTAAGACCCCCATCTACTGAATCTGCTGGTGGAGGTTACACACTAAGTACAGAAACATACAACTGCTTAGTATACGCTTTTCATAAAGATTTAGATGATAGAGTAATGGCTAACTATGACAATCCTCTACAGCCACGTAGAGATTCTGCAGAATTAGTATCTCATAAACTCTTATTAAAGAGAGAAATGACATTTATGCAGAAATTCTTAAAAACTGATGTATGGGGAACAGATATAGATCTTTCAGATACTGGAGAAACTAAGTGGGATGATTATGATGATTCTGATCCTATAACTTATATTACTAAAAAACGTAGAGAGATTTATAATAAAACAGGTTTCAAACCTAATAGACTTTTAATAGGTGGCGAAGTCTGGGATAGTCTTAAAGACCATCCACAAATCTTAGATCGGGTTAAGTATACTAGAGAAGCTATAGACATCAACCCTTCTCTCGTTGCTAGAGCCTTCGATCTAGACGATATAGTTATAGCTGAAGGTCTATACAGTAATGCTGCTGAAGGTGAAGAAGATATCAATTTAACACCATTCGTAGATAAAAAAGCATTACTATACTATACTCCTAGAAGACCATCACTCTTAACTCCATCTGCAGGTTATATCTTTACCTGGAATGGTTACACATCTAATCCATATGCTCTTAACACTTATTCTTTCTATATGCAAAATATCAAGTCAGAAAGAATTGAAGGCGAAATGGCATATGACCAAAAAGTAGTTGGTGCTGACTTAGGATTATATATCGAAAACGTAGTTTCTTAATCGAATGTGACTTTGAATGAAGTGATGTATACCTATAACAGAGGAGGGATGTAAGGATGACTAATGTAGACTTTTTAAGAGAATTATTAGGAAATCCTTCCTCTGATATTATTTCTGACAACATGCTAGAAAGATTATTGGAGGAAGAAGGCGATGATGTAAATTACTCAGCTGCTAAAGCCTGTAGGATCATCGCAAGGAATTTCTCTTTAAAAGCTAAAAAATCACTAGGTAGAGTATCAAAAGATTATTCTCAAACTGCTCGTCTTTGGTTAGACATGGCAAAAGAGTTTGAGGAAGAGGCAGGAGCATACGCTAAACCTATTACAACAGGTTTAACTCAATCAGGCAAAGATATTGAAAGAAAGTCTGCTGATAGAAATCATCCATTTTTTGATGAGGATATGTCAGAAGGTAGATACAAATGAGCGAATTCTATGATGATTATAAAGAATGGCTATCTGTATTCAAAATAATTCGGGAAGTAGAGGAATCTGATACTCCAGACTACAATATTTATGGAGAATCAGATTCTACAACCCCCGAGGAAATTCCTGTCTATGGAATTATAGAAGAAAGAACTTCGACATTTGTAGAAATTTCTGATCGTTCAAAAAGTGAAGTCTTTAAAAGTTTTATCTGCGATATGTATGATATTATAGGAAATCCTATAGAATTAAAATTCACAGATAAAATAAAAGATCCTTCTAGTAATAAAATATATAAAATAGAAGACATTAATTCATTATTGCAACATCATTACGAATGTAAAGTACAAATATTGGAGGTGAGTTAAATGGGCAAATTTCAAGACAATTCAAACTCTTTAACTCATCAACTTCAACAAGCTGTAACAACAAAGTTAAGTGTTGTTGCACATGAGTACAGAAGAGATTTAAGAGCAAAACTTGATGTTCCCCCATCAAGATCAGGTAGATTTTACAATGTAGGTGGTAGACTTCATCAAGCGTCTGCCTCAGGAGAACCTCCAGCCCCTTTATCTAGAGATTTAATAGAAAGCATCCAAATAATTCATGAGAGAAGATTTCTTTTAGCAGATAAATACACAGTATTTTCTCCTCTTAATTATGCTTTTTATCTAGAAGAAGGAACTAAAAATATAGAAGTTAGGCCTGCTTGGAAAGAAACATTAAGAGAAAACCAACGCAAATATTCTAACCTCTTTAAACAAGGAGGCTGGTTCTAAATGAATGTTAATGACTTTTTTGAAGAACTAAGAAACTTATTACTTCAAAACACAGTTTTAACTGACATTGTATCAACAAAAATATTCCCTTATAAAATACCTGATTCAGCAGACTATCCCTATATCACTATAAGGTCAAAAGACTATCAAAGAGGTTTTACCCTATCAAATATTCTTAAATGGTTAACCTTCGAGAGCCTTGACTTTTGGATATATGGAAAAGATCCCTCTGAACTCAATCTTGCACAACAAGAATTAGAAGATACTTTACATTTATCAGAATTTCAAACTGAAAATTTCTTATGCAAGAATATAGTATGTATTTCTGGACAAAACGCTTTTCAACCAAACACAGATAAATATCCAGATTTATATGTAGCATATTCTTCATTTAGAGCTCAAATATCAATCAAATAAAGGAGGTGCATTCATATGGCTACTTGGGAACAACACGAACATGGCGTACCTGCGTTTCAAAAGAAAGTATTAGTCGGAGAAATGGATGCTGAAGGAAATCTTATTGTTGCAGACACTGATGATTCAGTAGACAGTTTGGAAATAATTCCTGCAACAGACGCAAATCTAAACTTAAACACAGAACTTTTAGATGATACAGATTTAACTGTTGATGACGCAAGAACAAACATTGCTGGTCTAAGAGAATGGAGTGTAGATTTAACTCTAAATTATAAGCCTGATAATGTAGCATACGCTTTAATTAGAGATGCTTTTATTGCAAGGGAAAATTTATGGGTTGTTTATATTCCAAATCATGCAACAGGAGAAGTATTAGAAGATGCTGATGAAGGTTATATTGGCAGAGTTGCAATTGAGAACTTTGACCATTCAGGTGGAGTTGGCGACTTAGAAACAGTAGATGCAACATTACAAGCATCTAGTTCAATTTATTGGACTGCAATTTCTGATATACCAACAGCAGCTCCAGAATAAAATAATTAATTCTTGAGGAGGGGTGAAGGATGTGAAGGACAAATTAAAAATTTATGATGTAGGTGAGAAAACACCATTCTCTGAACTCACCCTATACAGAAAGGAAAAAGATCAATTCTGGGCAAAAGATACCCTACGTCAAGTATGGGTAAAAGACACTATTAAAAGTGAAGAAAGCATCTCCCGAGTAGACACATTATTCGGGAGGGTGCTATCTTCTTCAAACAAGCAAGAAATTAAAGTGACTGGGCAATTCTATCCTCTCAATTTAGCCCTGACCTGTGAGAAGGCTCAGCTTAGACTAGACTCGCATCAAGGCACGTTTGATGGGTATATAATAGCCCGACCTAAAACTCTTGAAGGTTTAGTAAGGAATGGAATTTACTTGTTGGATTATTATTTAGACGAAAAGATGTTTATTCGTGGCTTTTATAGGATGACACACATAAGTACAATAGAAGTTGCATTTGATTTAATTAGGCAAGAAACTTTAGGGGATGGACTTATTACAGTTGGCTGGTCTGACATACTAAACTAGCATTTTCAAAAATTGAAAATATGAAAAATTAGCCCCCTGTCCTTCACCCCTTTAACTGCACAAAATATTTAACGTTAAGAACACAAATAAATTATAAGGAGATGTTAAAAAATGGTTGATAAAAATAAATTGAGAGAAGTAACTGTAGGCACACAACACACATTTAAGAGAGAAACTGTAGAATGGGAAGGTCAAGAATTTGAAATTAGAGAACCTTCTGTGTATGTTAGAGGTCAAATCATGAACAAATCTGGTATGGGTATAAGTAAAGATAACTCTGATATTAATTTTAGTAATGCTCAAATTGCAGCTGTTATCTATTGTACTTATGTACCAGGAACTGATGATTTGGTTTTCTCTGAAAAAGATGTGTCTATGTTACAACAACAGCCTAGCGGAGGTTTCGTAGATAAATTTTCTTCTGTTGCAATGAGATTAATGAATAATGAAGATGCAATAGATGAGGATGAAGGAAAAAACTAAGAGATAACCCCGATAGGCTTTTTTTATTTTCTCTCGCTGAGGAATTAGGATATACTGTCGGGGAATTAAGTTCAAAGATGAGTATATCTGAATTCTATGAATGGTCACAGTATTATGAATATAAAGAGGAAAAAAGAGAAGAGGCTCAAAGGAACGCAAAACGAAACAGAGGTAAAAATGTTCCTAATACCAGAAGAAGAATGTAAAATTTTGGTGAGGAGGTGAAATAATGTCAGAACAATTTAATTTAGCATCTGCTGTAGTTGAATTTAAAACAAACTTTGCTGAAGTTGCTGATGATATAAGTCAAATTGCTAAGTATTCTAAAAA